TGATAACAAACAAATCTCCCTTTTGCGGTTTAAACCCAGCACTTGCGTTTGGCATTACGATACCTAGTGTTGATGTGTCCTTTTGAACCGCAATCCATAACTCTTCTTTCGTTGAATCTTGGTTTGATTTGTTATCCTCAACGTATGTGTCGTTAAGAATATAATCACCTTTGCTATTCATTTTTCCACTATCTGACCTCAAATTTCCATTTCCGTCAGTAAGTACATTGTTATAGCACTTATTTTTTGTGCTATTCCAATAGCAGTCAATGGTAAACGAACAAGCAGGACACCCGTTACTCTTGATGAGGTTTATCTTTGCAGGTTCACTAGCCAAAGCATGAGCAAACAAGTCAAAGCCAAAATCACCATTAAACTTATGCAACTTTATATAGAAATAGTTATGAATATATTTTCCGTCACTATCCTTTACATCACTATCAGCACTATCAAAAGCAATATCTGCAATCTCTCCGAATAGCTGTCCTTCTGCATTTACAATTCCTTTTATAGTTGGCTTTATATCACCAAAAGTAACAGTTCCTTGATGAGGATTTCCTTTCTTGTACAAGTTTACAAACTCGTAATATCCACTACCGCTTGGCAACTTGTGGGTGTTATTCAAAGCATAATAGAAACGCTCTGCACCTTTCGTGTTGCGATATATAGAAGGCATAAGTACCGATGATGGGGCTATCCATACTCTATCAGTAACAACTACCTTTGTTGCATTATCATCAGTTCCATTATAAACCTTATTGAATCCGTATCTGTCACCTTCTTTTACAAATTGATAGTCGTATTCAATGCAATTTGCCTCGCTGATTACACTTACATTAATACCAGCATCACTGTAAGGAATGTACTTGTCTCCATTCTTCCATTCATATTCCGATTTTGACTCGTATAAGAACTCAACACTTCCACTAAAAGCTGCATTCCAACTATCCGCGCCATAAAAGTCATTAATGCCAGCACTATTTTTGTACACCTTGCACTTGTAAGAAAACTCGACTTCTATAGATAACACAAAATCTCCACCCTCTTCAAATGTGTACGTGCTAGTACTACCAATACTCATTCTTTTAGAGATAGTCTTATATAATTCTTTCCCCTTGAATAAGTATATGCTCTTGACGGCATTTCCGACATTCGTTATAAAGTCTTTTCTAGAAACAGAGCTATTAAGCTCAAAGTCAAACCCTAAACTCGTCAAATCTATCGTCTGCCCTTTTATCGCGCTGATTAGAATGTCAAACGAGAAGTAGCAAGTAACCGTTGGATTAGACTGACTATCAGCCTGTGTTAAGTTGGACGGAGTAGTAAATCTATTAAATGCCTTTGAACTTACATCTACACTTCCGTTATAATTCTTCCCCTCCTTGCTTTTATAAAGGATAAGAGTATCATTATATCTTGAATCTTTAAGGAACTTTGATAATTCTACACTAACTTTATCCTTGCTGATATTCTCTGTATTGAACACTGCCTCGCCAAACTCATCATCATTAGGATAGTAATATGGCAGGTTATCAGATGAACCGTAACCTGTTATCATATCAACTATCTTATAGTTCGCATTCTCCTTTGATACAGATATAAGGGCATCACTACAACCATATTTAATAGGTGTATCGGTTAAGTCGTGCTGTACCTTGCCGACATGGCAAACGTTGCCATCCCAGTAGTAATCAAGCTCAAAAGTTGTGTTGATAAGTTGTAAAACATCAGTCAAATATTGGTCTTCAAATGATACTTCCTTAACTTCGTCTGTTCCATATCCTTCGTCAACAACAACGTAATATCCCTTGTATTCTTCTGTAGGACGATACAAACCACAATATGCCATTGAACTATTGATGCGAGCTACAAACTCGTAGATAGTTCCACCAAACGTGAACTTTGTCTGGTTTGAGCGGTATTTGTCTTTATTCTGTGTATCAACATCATCAACGACAACATCAAAGAACAGAGTGTTATCAAGCAATTCTCTTCTAGATGTGAAAGTGATTTCACTCTTCCACATTCTAGACGAATTATCCTTTGTAGAGTTTGGTGTATAGGACGCAAAGAATCTATCGCCATTGTACTCCACGAACTCTTCCTTCTTCCATTGCAAAGGCTCAGAAGAATATATTGTAGCAGTAAGGGTAGGAGCACCACCCATACGCTTTGCATCGTATGTATATGATGATACAATAGCAGGGTTAGCTTCCGATGGGAACAAACCGATAATCTCATTACCAGTGTTCTCATCGTAAGTCAACTTCTGTATGTATAATGATTCTGCCTTCATGTTTATTCTTTATTGTTGTCTGTATTCTTTGTCCTTGCGGTAATCTCAGCTTGTTTTTCGGCACGTTCATCTGCCTCTTCTTGCTGAGTCTGCAATCTTACTTCCTCGTCAGGTGCAGAAACAGTATTCTTTTCAACACCAGTCTTAGTAGAAATCAAACCTGCACCGCTCAATGTACAAAGCATCTGATTCCATACACTTTCATCGAATGGCTGCCAAGGCTTAAATGATGTGCTGATTCTCATCTGCTTAAACTCAGTGATAGCCGTAGGATTCTCGCCGCTTGCAACCAACTGCTTTGCCAATCCTTCCTTGAACAGTCTAGAATGCTTGCTGACGAAATTCTGCCACTCGATAGCTGCATTGTTAGCTTCCTCAATATCCAAAGAACGTGTCATTTGAATTGCCAAACCGCTTATATCGCCACTAGACTTAATATCCTTCGGCAAGATAAATGTACATCCTGTAGCAATCTGCAACTGGTCGAGAATTGATTGCATGAACTCAATCATGTTCTGTGGAGAAGGTGGAGTCTTAAATTCTGCGCTTCCATTTCCTTCAATGCTTGTATCATTCAGTATGATAGAACCAGCAATCTTCTTTGCGGTTTCATTGAGCTTACCCTTGATATAAAGGATTCCCCATCCGTGACGTTTTTGGATGACCGCAAACAGATTATAGATAATCTCGAATAGATCGATAAGGTCTTGACCGTTATTCCAAGCAACATCACCACGCTTTGTAACAAGTGGACTCTCCGAGAATCCATGCACCTCCTTGCTTTCCAAACACCATCCTTTCAGTACTTCGTTTGTATCAACGTCTTGAACAAATACATCTGTAAAATGATAATGATATGTCTTATCGTATGCATCAATGTGTCTTACATTGTCCTCTGTACGATAATACACGCAATCAAGAAGCGGTTCTCCATTATCGTCTTTGTGTGTGATAATCTGATAGCCATCTTCATACGAGAACAATCTGCATTTCACTTCGTTATCCTCATTCATGTAAACGAGCAATCCTACGTCTCCATAGCTCTGTTGAATGCGTATAGCTTGCATTTCGATACCATCCTGATTCGTTTCGTCCCAGTGCCACTTGAAATCTGCAAAATTCTTTTTGAGTTTATCGGTCGGATTGCTGTCATGCAGTATGTGGTTGCGCTTGTTACCACCTAAACATAGAGACTTCTTATCAACAATACGCCGTTGCATAGGAATGCCAAACTTCTTAAACTCAATCTCACAATAAGTGCCATCATCAAGCTTGCAGCATATAGAAGGTAAGTTCGTATCAAACAATACCCTGTGAGAATAAGGGTCTAACTCCTTCGCAAAACGCTCTTGGCTAACAACTATCTTGCTGATATTCGGAAGCTGTGCCTCTTTGCGGAAGTTTGTCTTAATATCAGAACCATCAGAAGAGTCATTGATGGTAATAGAGCGCGAACCTCTCAAAAACGGCTTTTTCAGAAGCAACTTTTGTGGATTCTCCAAAAAACCATTAATTATATCTTGTCTCTTTCTACTCATCGCTATTGTCATTTAATGATGGTTCAACATCGTTGTTATTTTTCGCTTCGCGATTCTCTTGCGGGTCAATCAAACCGTAATGTCTGCAACAAGCCTTTCTTGAAGCCCAATAGTTACATTCTCTATTGGTAGTAGGGCAAACAATATCATGCTTGCTTGGTACTACGATGATTCGTTTCTGCTTCTGTGACTCTTCCATTTCGAATTTGTCATTCAGCTTAACACGTATATCAGTCTGCATCTTCAATGCATCTTTCGGTTCAAGATTTCCGTCACTAAGAGCTTGGTCTATCTTGTCAAGCATTTTGAGAAGCTCATTTTTGTTCTCTTCCTTGGTAATAGCGTTGTTATTCACATTGCCGATACCGAAAGGTTCTAGAACATCTAGCAGTTTCTTGAATCGTGGAGTTTCGTAGAATTTCGCGGCATCCTTTTCACTCTTACGATAAGCAAGACGATACGCTAAAGTCTTATCTTCCAATGCGTCACAGAGGATAGCAAATGCAATGTCTTTCTCATCACATTTATCCCAGTCAATCCGCACGGATTCAAGAATCATTTTTATATTTTCTTTTTTCAGCATATATTCTATAATTAATAGTACAACGTATCATCATAAATGCTCTGAGCATTAGGATTTTTCTCTTCAACTTCCTGTGCTGCAAGTCTGAATCCCTCCTGTAGCTCGCTACCATACTCCATATTCAAACATGGGTACATTCTCATTGCGCAAGGGTCGAGCATGTCCATAGAACGGTCTTTTCCAAGATTTCGGTTCATTTCCTTCTTGCTCTGCAACTTCTTCTTTCCACTCTGCATCTTATCAAAGCGAACTACCGCGCATTCTTCCATGAACTCATTCTGTATGGAAACTCTGTATTTGAGGTTTTGATGCGTATAGACCGCATTTGCAACCTTATCAGAGAATGTAAGCTGTCCTCGCTTAATCATGTAGCTCAGTCGCAAGTAACATAGGTCTTTTATTGTCATAGCAGACAAATAATAAATTCCCATTGCCTTTGCTGCTGATATATAAGGGATAGCATCGGGTATATAATCATTGAAATACCTACCTGCCGTAGCATCATAGATAATATGACTTTCTGCCACTCCCTCACTTGCCGCGAATAATCTAGCTCTTTCCGCATTGATTCGCGGTGTCGAATGCATTACGATTTCGTAATTGACGACATGGAATCCGTTCCACGACAACATCGTAGTGTTATCCTTTCCGTAATCTGCCAAGTCGATTGTTATCCATTTATCACCATTCACAGCAGGGTCTTTTATGAAGCAATCTCTTGCCGCTTGGCTTGGAATCGGAATATCCTCTTCCTCTTCTGGGTCAACATTGAAGTTACCCTCCATAAGAGCTTGTGCCATCCTACCTCCCGATGCCGCTACAGAACCTAAATAGCCAGAGTTGTTTTCAAGCATCTTCTTGTTTGAACCAAGTTTACCTTGATAGAAAACAAAGCTCTTAATCATTACTTCATATCCAAAGTTGCCGCCAATGGTTTTAAGCTTTCTGTCTATATCTATTTTACATTTCTCATAGACTTCTCGCTTAGACATCCCCCAAACAACATCCTTAACAGTCGGTCCTGCACAATAGAAGTATCTGACTACACCATCACGCTCTGGGATGATAAAACCATCTGAACCAATATACCAATCAAGGAATATTCTTGTCCAGTGGCTACGCTTCGGATTAAGTGTTGCAAAGAACTTACCTGTAAACGTCTTGCTCTGACCTCTGTTTCGAGTCATAACGTATGAGAAAACTTCCCAAGTCATCTCCGTCAACTCGTCAATCGCAATCAAATCGTACTCCCATCCTTTCGCGCGTTCTCTCAACTTATCCATATTGGAATCGTCAAGATACGTCAAATCGACAAACGTTCCATTCGGAAATGTAACGCGCGGATTCTCGCTCTCTCTGACTTTTACAAAATCAGCTCCGAATATCTGTTTAAACTTCTCTACGAATCCTCCACCTGCTTTTTGATTACCAAGTGAACGGCGTGAAATCATTGCACGAAAATCTGGGTCGGTCATTAACGGCTCTGCCATCGCAAGTACAAGACCATACGAGTTGTGGGTTGTAATGTAATCATCCGTGATATACAAATGCTTTTCATCATCAACCAAAATACACTGGCACTCGGCTCTTCTTACCTTTTTGATAGACACAATCCGTGAATGGTCGTTGTCTTTAGCGTACTTTCTTGTTTTGTTCCGCTCATTATTGTATCTAGCCTTATGCTTCTCGCTTGTGAATATAATATCGTCGGTGCGTATTACTATGTCGTAAGCAACACCTTTCGTATATTTTTCTCTTCTGTCTTCTCTGCAAGAACATGTATATCCAAGACTACGACACAGCTCAATAAATGTATCTTTAAGCCTTACACTTGTCGTAGAGAAGCTATAACTATTATCGTAAGGTTCTACACTTCCATCGGTATCAAATAAACCTGCTAGCAATTGCTTTCTTTGTTCAATGCTAGAGTGAAGATATTTTTCAGGAATAAACTTGTTGTAGGAATAATCCAACAAACATTCTTCTCTTAAATATTCCTTATACTCCTTATAGTGTGGTGTATAGAACAATTTAGTAACGCAGCTTGGTTGCTCGTACACCCTTGTTGTGTCCGTCAATTTAGCTACCTTATTTATTATATCCCATTCTGTATTGGAAATTTTAAAACCTTTCTCGTTACGCCAAATAGTTAGGCATCCATCACCGAGCATAACACCTAATACGTATGGCGGTATTGGCAGTTCTTTTTCACCAAACTCTATAGCTTTGTTGTTTGGGATGAAGTATTTCTTTCCTTGCTCCAACCCATCAATAAGGTCTTTTGTCTGCAAAGTCATAGTCCATCCCCATTCCTTGTTATGGGAACGATACTTATGCACTTGCTTTGGAGTTCGTACCGTCCATAGATGTTCAAGACCGCATTCACACTTTCGCCCATCTAACGTTGTAAGCTCATACACATCTTTCACGCCTTGTGGGAATACAGCAATCACGGTGGCAATTCCATCAAATGGAGTCATCACCTTAGAACCAACTTGCATATCGCCCATAGTCTGCCATCCCGATGGTGTGAGTATCTTAGAATCAAGCGGCTGTAGCTTGCCCCCTCCAAGATTTCCACCACCGAAAACCACATCGACATTACTACTTGCAAAGGACATTTGAAAGCCCTCTTGTGGTCTGATTTCTATATCTTTATTCGTGTTCATGCTGCAAAGATACCTAATTTATAATATATAATAGAGTGAAATTAATTCTATATTGGTTACGTAACAAATAGAGTTTCTAAAAACCTAAAAATCACCACATTATTTAATTATCTTTGCAGCAGAATTTTAAAAATTAGTAATATGAAGTTTACAAAACAACAACTTTTAGACACCCTAAAAGCAAAGCTCACTGCAAACGGAAAACACCTTTCCATCAGTGAAAAGACAATCAAGAGTTTGAGTGATTCCCACTTTGACCTCTTAGTTGGTGAAGATACAGAGTTAGATGATTTGGTGAAGAAGATTTTGCCGCAGTATGTTTCCCTTAACGGCAACTACGAGAAGGACAATGCCGACTTCATCAAGAAATGGAACGATGAGCATCCCGACACCAAGCCAAATCCAAAGGATGATAACAAAGAGCCTTCGGATGTTGAAAAGAAGCTTTTGGAACGCTTGGAAGCTCTAGAGAAGAAGGATGCAGAGTACGAAGCATCTAAGCTCGTATCACAAAAACGTAGTGAACTTCTCGCCAAGTTCAAGGAGAAAGGTATCAACGATAGCAAGTGGATTGACAAGTACATGAACAAGTTGAACCTCACTAAGGATTCGGACATCGAGCAGGAATTTACCGATGCGGAAGAGTTTTACAATCTCTCTCATTCAAAGCCAAACAACAACACCCCAGGTAGTGCTGGCGGTGGTGACAATGACAAGGCTGACGATTTCTCTGATGTTGTGGGCATCGTGAACCCTGACGCAGGCGAATAACATTATTCATTCACTATTTAACAAATTTACAAATTATGGCAGCAGCAGATGATTTCTATTTGAAGCATGGATATGGCGGTCACTTTGGCGGTCGTACACTTATCCAAGCACATGGTAAGATTGGCGGTCATAGAAGCGTTTTCATTAACCTCGTAAGCGGCAACAAGGACGCATTCGTTTACCCTCCTTTTGGTGGTGTTATCACAAATCCGTTCAAGGGTCGCGCTAAGGCTTACGCAGGTGATTTGTGCGAGTATGACCCAGACACTTACGGCAAGAATGGCGGTCAGACCGTCAAGATTTTGAAGTATTACGAATTGGCAAAGGATGTCAAAGCAGAAGACTTGACAATCAATCTCGTAGATGATGGCTACCATCACATTCCTTTTATCGGTGACAACATCATGGTCGCTCCATCAACTCTTACTGGTACTGGTACTGGTCTTACAGTTACAGGCGTAACCAAAGGCACAGAAGGTGGTGTAAACGTATTTATCGTAACTCTCGGTACAGCTTTTGGCGCAACCGCAAAGAAGGGCGATATTCTCGTTGAAGCAGCAAAGGCAGATGTGCAGACTACCGCAATGGTTACCAATCCTAACGCTTACTTCGATAAAGACAACGACTTCTTCTATGACCCTAACTTGTCAACCAAAGTTGAGGAAGGTGAGGGTGCTCAGTACTCTTATACTCCAGCATTGATTAAGGATTCAAGAGTAATCTTGAACTTGGCAAAGTGCAACAAGCTTCCACCAGCCGTACTTGCGATGAACACAAGAACAGAGAACGGATGGTTCGGATTCTAACCGCTCCAATTCAATAGGATAACAATAGGATAACATATCATTAATTTAAGTATTCAGGATATGCAACAATTTGATTTTAACAATTCGAGATACGCCAAATTGTTCTCTTCTAAGGATAACATAAACTTTCTGAGAACCTTCTTGAGCACCAAGGGGTTGCTCTATACCAACTATGGCTGGTATCTCACACAAGGTCGTAGAGCTTCTATGCCTACACCTACAGACTACGATGGCGTGGCTTCATTCAGCATCAAGTCTCGCAAGGCAGAGGCAGCTCCTTTGATGCACCTTCGCGCTCCACTTGGTGATGCTCCAGAAATGGATAACGAGGGTTTGGAGATGTACACAGGTACAATTCCAGACTTCATCGGTTACAAGTGGTCTGAGAACGCAAGACAACGCGAGTACAAAGAGAAACTTTTTGAACAGTTCGGCAACGATGCAGACCTTATGGCTGCTTGGGTGCGCGATGTTGTTCAGGTAGGTAAGAACTCAGCAGAGGCAACACTCTCTAACTTGACAGCACAGATTATGACAACTGCAAAGATGAGTTGGAAGGGCAAGGGCGAAGGTTTGCAGCAGTTCTTGCAGAAGGTTGAGCCATTCCCAACAGAGAACCGCAAGAAAGCTGGTGCGAAAACTTGGACTGACCCAGACTGCAACCTTATCTCACAGATGAGAAAGATTGAGGACGATTATCGCGATGAGCGTGGCGGTACTGAGATTTCTCTCGTATGGAAGATGACTCGCAAGATGTACCGCGATGTATTCTTGCAGAACAAGGAAGTTAAGGAGTGGTACATCAACTGGTGCAAGGCTCACGACCGCGCATATACTGCTAACATGCAGATTTTGGACGAGGACTTCAAGAAATCACTTTCCGACATGACAGGTCTTTCTCCTATCGAGATTGTTGTTGAGAAGGAGCGCAACAAGACTGTTACAACTGACACATTCGTGCAAGGTTGGGATGATAAGATTGTTGTACTTTGCCCTACCGGTGATAGCGTTGAGTTCAAGTGGACTCCTATCTACGACCAGACACTTCAACAGAAGTATGGCGCAAAGAACATTGATGTTTCTTGGGCTTCAATCGCTGACGGACTCGTTACCGTAGGAAACTACGCAATGGATAACGGTCAGTTCCGCGAGTGGCAGACTAAGGTCATGATGTCGGCTTGCCCTGCACTTCTCGACTTTATGAACCACGTAATCATTGATACCTCAACAGCAGGTAACTAATGGTGGTTCACTCACAATATACGATAACATTTAATTCATTTATCTCTCAATGGCAGCATCGAAGTTTGACATATTGGACTATCTGAGCGGCATGACTAACTTTGTCTTCGACAAGTCTGCATTAAACAATGTCGCTTTGGATTGCGGCGTTTCTGATGTTGAGTCTTATTTGGACTTGACAGAAGAACAGAAAGAAAGATGTAAGATTGCGCTCTTGGAAAAGATTGTATTCGGTGTCTATCAGACTGCATCAACCACAAACCAACATGGCGCATATACTCTTACGGTAGGTGCTCAGACCATTACATCGGCTGCATTGCTGAGTATCAAATCAGAACTCAAAAGACTTTACAAGAAGTATGGAGAGGATGAAAAACTTGAAGCTCTCAATGAAACCGATGGAGAGGTTAAATGGATTAAAGAAACAGATTGGTAAGCTATGTACACTGACAGAAATGCTTTGGATGAATATGCCTATCATGGCGTGTTCTACCGCTCGGAACAAAAACCGAAAGAAGATGGAGACCTTATCGGAAGCGATGGGGATATGTTAGGTGATACTGATACTAGCTCAGACGAAACAGAAAATGTAGAAACTATCATTTTTGAAACTGATTGCGATATTCAGGAAACCAATAAGCTGTTTAATTCGGGCGTAGTTACGTTAGGATATACAATCTATTTTCCGATGCCCACGAAAGAGGGAGAAGATGGAAAAGAGGAAGAATATATTCCTGAAGGATTGAATGCTGGCATTCGTTTCCGTGGAAAAATGTACGGAATGGACGTTGACGGAATGGTTATTGGCGTTTATCCGACACAGATGCACGGATGTGTAGCTTACATCAAGGGTACTGATATTTAGTTTTTTTCATCATAAGGTAAAATGTATTTAGGATAACAAGGTATGGCACAGAGGATTAATCGCAGATTGTCTCGAATTGAGAATTTCTTTTCGATGCTTCTTACTAAGGGAAAAATCTCAAACAACATATTTGTTGGAGAATTGCCACCTACAACTAGTAAGAACTGGGATGATTTTGTCAATGTGGACGTAGGTCAGCAAAGAGATTATGGCGGTTATTCTTCTGGCTATGCTAACATTTATCTTTATGCAAGACCAAAAGGTACTCCACTTAGAAAGAATGTAAAGTTACTTGACAAGATGGAAGGCATTCTTGACAAAATCATTGATGAATCAAGAGACGCAAACTATACAATTAGTGTATTATACAGAGATAGCGGATATGATTCAAACCGTCAGTTCCATTTTCAGATTATTTCTGTTTCGGTTATTGTACGTTAATTATTTCATTTATTTAGGATAACAATTTAAACTCATAACAATATGGCAACGAAAGTTACAAGTACAGGCGCAGGTGCAATCAAGCTCTCTAAGCCTTCACACATTATTGTTCGTCCGTTCAATGGTAATGCAGCTGGTGACGATTATTACGATTTGGACGATGTTGTTCGCGACACCACATCTATCTCTCAAGACGATAACGATACTACCGATATTGAGCGCGAGACTTCTGATACTCCTATCATGTCTATCGTTACAACTGGTAAGTATCAGTTTGCTGCTGAGGTTGCAGATACTCAAGCTCCTGTATTGACTGCATTGTGCGGCTTTACAAATGGTACTGATGGTAAGATTTACGCTCCATCTGGTTACAAGCTGATGTATGCAGAGGTCGCAGTAGTTTTTGACAACGCAGACGGTACTACACACACAGCATTGATTCTGCCTAAGTTGCAGCTCAATTCCAAGACAACCATTGAGTCTCTGAACTCTAACTTGGCAAAGGTTGCGTTGGCTGGCACAGGTCAGTTGGTTGAGGTTAAAGATGGCAGTGTAACTCGCAAGACACCATTCTACATTGACCCTGCATACACATTGCCAGTTGCTGGTGCATAGTGTAGATTCTTCAACAATTCTCGACTATATACAAGGGGCGGCGGCTTTAATGCTGTCCGCTCCTTTTTAAGTTTTATCATTTATGGCTGAAACATTATACAAAAAAGCATTAAAGCTTATTACGAAGGAATTAGACAAGGATGCAAAGAATGTGTTAAGAGAATGTATTCAAGAGATTACGTACACACATCGAACATACAACCTCTATGATTCTTACGGATATGGCATTTATGTCGAAGGCAAGCTTGAAAAGATAGGTTACTTATCATCCTCACCAAAAGCATCCAAAGGCAAGAATTGGCATGGAGAAGAAATTAAAGGTCGTGAGGCGATAAACGAATATCTCAAAAACGATTATTCCCCTAGTGGAGTAATTGATTTGGCAGTTGTTGCGACTATGCCATACGCTAAGATATTGGAAGATGGCGGTGGAAATCTGAAACAATCTTACAGAGTCATTTCTATGTCGTTTCAAAAGCTACAAAACCTATCCAAGAAGTATAATGGAACAGTAAGTGTGATTAAAAAGTAATTCATATATATGGGAAAAGTATATAGAGCACAAAAAGACCCGAATAAGGCTAAGAAACAAGCAGCAGAAGGCGAGAATAAGGTGTTGCCTAGTTCTCCTATATCTGATGCAGCAATGGAGCGTCTGGCGCAAATCATGAACGATTCTCCTACAATCGTAAAATTGCAAGGTACAAAGTGGGAGATAAGAGCATTGAAGCCAGGCACTCAATGGATGATTGCAGAGGAGGCTTGCAAGATTGTCAAGGGCGAAAACTTATCAATGGGTGATGTTATCAAGGAGTTTGCTATCAACATTCCATCTGTGGCAAGAGTAATTACACTATCCTTGCTCAATGACAAGAAACGCATTGATTCTGAGGAATACCAACAAGTTTACGACCAGTTGCTTTGGGGAGACTATGACATCAAGGATTGGGCAACATTACTCGTTGAAATTCTCAATTTGCTAGATGTGGATTTTTTCTTCGCGAGTACCAATGTGATTCAGACCGTCCGCAATCAAGCTCTGATGAGGAAGAAACAAGCAACCGAATTATCCCATCACGAACAGAATACGGACAAATGATAGATTTCTTACGTGCCAACACATGGTGCTCGCAAGAAGAATATAAGTGGAGAATGACCGTTCCGCAGATTCGCCTTGCGTCTATGGATTTTACTCATATAGAGTATATATCGTCAGATAAAGGCAATAATCAGAAGAACGACAAATTAAAGAATGCAAAGGTAATCAATGGTGCAGAGGATTTACGAAATCTCAATGACCTTGGAATACCTATTTTATAAACTCTTAAACTTTTGAATTATGGCAGATTCAGCATTAGGAAGTGCTCTCGCTATCCCTAAGAGTGCATTGGACGCAATCAAAATGGCTGACGAGCGCATTCAGTCTATACAAAACCATTCTCAACAAATGGGGCAAGCTGTAAATAATGCGTTTACATCTATGACTGCTGATGCAAAAATATTTTCAAAATCTCTTGAAGATATTATTATTAGATTAGATGCAATCAATTCAGAGTCTAAAAAGATGTCTGGTAGTTTTTCTAATCTTGGGGCAGAGAGTGCAGCGAAGCAAATAAATAAAATGGGCGGTGCAATTATTCAAGCCGCACAAAATATAGACAGATTGATTAACTCTCAAATGAGCGTTAATTCTATGGAACAACTTGCGGCTAAGTATGCAGAAATCTATGCGGAAAAACGTAAGCAAGCGGAAGAGAAAGTACAACAGGCTAAACTGAAAACGCAAGAGGAAATCACAAAGACCGCAATCGCTGAAGAAAAGGCTACTGCTACAATAGTTGCTTCTGAATCTCAAAAGCAGAAGATTCAGCAGCAAGCAAGCAGATACCAGCAAGAAAAAGCTAGAGCGCAAGCTGAATCAGCAAAAGCAGAACAAGAAGAAATCAAAGCTAAGACTGCTGGTATAAATAAGTCAGCAGAGGAAACTCGCGCTACTATAGCTGAGACAAAGGCAACAAAAGAGAAAATCAAAGCACTTACAGAGGAAGTCAAAGTTCAGACAGAGACCGCAAAAAAGCAAACAGCACAAGCAAGACTCTCTGTAGAGGAGGCGCGCACAAAGAAAGCAGAAGCGCAAGCCCATCTTTCTAACGCGCAAGCTATCGCAAAAGAAGCAAGGGCAAAAGAGTTAATAGCTAAAGCGCAACAAAGTGCAAATAACGCCAATAACAGAACTACCAACTTTTCTGATTTTAAGGGTGTTATTAGCCAGTACGCAAACGCATCATCTTTGAGAGAGCACGCGCAAGCAGTAAAAGATTTAAAACAAGCTAGATTATCACTTATAACAACTGACAAAAACTACAAGCAAAACCTTGCCTCTGTAAACGAGGCTATCAAGCATCACTCTAAAGTTCTCAAAGAAGCCGGTGTGAATGCAAAGAGTTTAGGCGAGCAAACGTCATACATTGCAGGATATTTATCACGTCTTGCACAGCGAACAGCAGTTGTATTCTCATTTGGTGCAGCAAAATCTTTTGTTGAACAAATAGCAGAAGTCAGAGGTCAATTTGAACTTTCAGAGCGTTCACTCGAAGCTATCTTGCAGAACAAGCCAAAGGCAGACGAGATTTTCAACAAGACAGTAGAACTTGCCGTTAAATCACCTTTCCGTATCAAGGACTTGGTGGATTACACACGACAACTTTCCGCTTACCGAATTGAGTCTGATAAACTTTATGATACAACCAAGCGACTTGCCGATGTTTCAGCAGGTCTTGGCGTTGATATGGGAAGACTTATCCTTGCATACGGACAAGTCAAGGCTGCTGCATACCTTCGCGGTTCTGAGGTTCGTCAGTTTACCGAGGCTGGTATTAATATGTATGGCGAGCTGCAACAATACTTCAAGGAAGTTAAGGGAGAAGCGTACACGACTGCACAGATTGTTGATATGATTTCCAAGCGCAAGGTTACATTTGAGGATGTTGAGGCAATATTCCAACGCATGACCGATAAGGGTGGAACATTCTACAATATGCAAGAGATTCAGGCTGAGACTCTCCAAGGTAAGATTTCCAACTTGAAGGATGCTTTCGATGTGATGCTTAATGATATTGGCAAGGCTAACGAGGGCACAATGAAGGGAATGGTAAGCTGGGGTACTTCTCTGCTTGATAATTGGAAGACTCTTGCAGAGATAGGAAAAGCTCTTATACCTATTCTTATTGCTATAAAAGCTAATTCTATGTTTGCAAAGACTAGTCTCGGACAAGCTTTTTCACAAGCATCTGGTTCAGGTATCGTAAGATATAAGGCTCTTTTCGTAAATTCCTTAGATGGAATGAAAAAAGCTCTCAAAGATTTTGGCGGTCTCGTTAAAAGTTCATTATCAGGTATAGGCGTAGGTCTTGCAATTTACGCTGTAGCAGAAGTAATAACTACTGTTTATGATAAGATTTCCAAGTACAACAAAAATGTACGTAAAGCCGAAGAAGAAACCATAAAGGCAAAGGGTGCAATAGGTGCTTTGGCTGGAACGTACAACGACCTAGCAAATGCAGCCACAAATGGCAAATTAGAAGGAAAGGATTTAGAAAAGAATGTCGAAGATAGACGTACAACGTTACAAAAGCTTATTGATGCCGCATCAAAAGACGGACTGACTTTTAAAATCAATGTAGATAGTCTCGATGTAAACCAACTTAACGCTACTTTCAGTAAGGTTGAAAAAGAGTATCAAGATTTCATTGATAGCATTGAGGTTATCAGAAGAAATTACGACAAGAATGATGCTTGGAACACTTGGTTTACTGATGGACTTGATGATGATGCAGACGATTACAAAGATGCTGTGATTGATGCTCTCGCAAAGTCTTCACAAATGGAGAGAGTTGTAGCAAACATTAACGCGAACTACAAACAAGCCACTTCGACTACAAAGAAATACTTTGATGAGATACGTGCAGGTCGAAAGGATAACGAATCCAACATTGACTATATGACACGTATGTATGAGTTGATAAAGAAAATCAACATAGCACAAGGCGGCAGTGACTATAAAATGCCATCCTTTATTGGTACTTCGCAAGCAGATTTCAATGACCTTATCCGTGTAATGAATAGCGTGCAAAATAAGGCGCAAGAATTGAACAGCGAATTTGATGCAGTATTTGGAGACCTTAGAAAAAAATATAGCAATAACCCTATAAAGATACAGGGCGTAATTGACAGAATTGCAGCCGAGCGCGATTGGAGTCAATACGAGAGAGACCTTGCTTATAGACACTTTGGCATCAATGTGTATATTTATAGAGCCAATATGGAGAAGCAAGTATCTTGGGTTGATGATTATATCAATGATTTCTTTGCAAAGAAAAAGTATGGTATTAGCCTCGTTGTCAAAGAAATTGATGACGATAAGGTTTTTGAAGGTTTTATTGGAAAAGGAGACCAAGCATCAATGGCTGCAAAATATTGGAAAGAAGTTGAAAAGAGACTCGCCGCAGTTGGCAAAAACTCGCCTACAATAAAAGTTACGGATGATATCCGAAAGATATTCAAGGCTGGTGAAATTGGAGCAAACCAAATGGTAATTTCTGTAGCCAAGGTGAGAGCCAAGGCTAGGGAATATAAGCAAGCCGCGACACAAAAAGCGTTAGCTTTGGGTGTTAACCCTTTTGAGAGTGATGCTAAAAAAAATAGAATCAAACAAGATAAGGCACAAAGAGACATCTTGCAAGAGCGAATTTCATTATTGAAAGATATGAACTCTAAATACAACGAGTTGATTAAGACGGAATCAAAAGAAACCGCATTATCTGCTACTCGTAAGTATTTTAAAGAGGCAGCGCAAAATGTAGGATGGAAAGCCTCTGATATTCTGCCAGACGATGCATCTGTGGCAAAACGCATTCGTGAGATTGGTTCTCAGTACAAGGAATTGACAAAGCGAGGTAACGCATTCCGCATTTCGGCAGACATTGATTTGAAAGTTTCTGAGAAGGAATACAACAAATTAAAGGATGATATATCTAGAAATGTCAATGATGCATTCTCTCAGATGGACTTGTATAAAAAACTGAAAGATGAGGGTATGTCTGATGAACTTATTAAGTCTATGTTTGGAGACCTAACGAAGTCGTTTGATGAAGTACAGGAAGACATAAATAATGAGTTTAATAAGTATATCATCAAAGACTACGAAACTCATTATGGTAAGGATTTCACAAAATGGGGCGATAAGGTTATTCAGCAATACAACTCTGATTTGGAGAATACCGCAGATGTCATAAAGAAAAAGTTTGCTGGTAGTGATGTTGAAAAAGAATATCTCAACCAGATACAAAAGCTCAATCAAAAAATCGAGCAAGACACGACAGATACTGCTCAAAAACTCTTCAATGAGTATAAGCAACGCCTGTCAGACCAGTTGCAGCTTGATAGAAAATATATCGCGGATAGAACAGCAATAATGAAGAATTTCTCTGACCCTGAAACTCAGAAGAAATTACTTGATAATATTGACTTGGACTACAAAAAGAAGACTGGCGAAAATACTTGGAAAGATTTTAAAAATAGCGACATGTATGTTCGTCTGTTTGATAATCTAGACCAAGTTTCTTCTAAGGCACTTGATGCGATGGCAGAAAGACTGCAACAGTTGCGTACAGAGCTTAGAGACCTAGACCCAACAGAGTTGAAGACTATTGCGGAACAGATTAATAAGGTCAATGAAGTTCGCAATTCACGCAATCCTTTCAAGGCTTTCACTAGCGGACTTAAAGAAATGATTAAGGCTGGTAAAGACTTAAAAAAGTCGGGTGGCGTAGAAAAGTATGTAGAGCTTAACGGACTTAGAGCAGATTTGACGAAAAAATTGCAGAATCAAAATGCCTATGTTGAGTCTTTGGAACATGAGTATAATGAACTAGCAAAGATTAAGGGTGCGGACGAAAGCGTTGTTGCAGCCTTAAAGTTGAAGTTGGCAACCAACAAAAGCATTCGCGATTCTTTAAAATCTCAGTTAAACCTCACCGATGAGCAGATTGCAAAGCTCGGAACGATTATGACTGAGGAAGAGCAGGCAAAGTCAAAGTTCTCAAAATCCGTGACGGATATTACAGATGTAGTTTCCACAATGGCTAACTCGTTTAATGCTCTGTTTGAAGCACTTAGCGGTTCTGATGCAAATTTGGAGAACACTCTGGATATTGTCAGCAACATCGGTCAGGCGGTCGGTTCGTACTATAGCGGAAACTATGCAGGTGTAGTATCGGGCGCAATGGGCGCGCTTACGGGCTTAGCTAAACTCTTTAGCAACGAAGGAAAGATTGATAAGGAAATTGCACGCCAAGAACGCGCTGTAAATTCCTTACAACACGCTTACGAAAAGCTTAAAAAGAGTATGGATGATGCCTTTGATACGCAAAAGCTCTATGAATACAACCAAAAATCGGTCGATGCCCTTAAAAAGCAGCAGAAGGCGTACCAAGCAATGATTAACGCAGAGCGCGGTCGCAAGAAACCTGATGAAGGTAAGATTCAGGAATGGGAACAGCAGATTGATGATTTGAACACAACAATCCAAGAATTAGGTGAATCTATGACAGAAGCACTTGGCGGTTTCGGTTCTCAGTCTAACTATAAATCTGCTGCTGAAGCTTTCTCGGAAGCGTGGGTAGATGCTTTCAATGAAGGTAGTGATGCACTCGAAGCACTCAACAATAAGTTTGACGAGTATTTCAATACAATGCTCACCAAGCAGTTAATGAATAGAGCTACTTCAAAATACATTCAGCCTATCCTTGAAGCATTCGACAAAGCGGTATCTGATGGCAGCGAAGGTGGAAACAATGGTCTTGACGTTACCAAGAAAGAACTTGAAGGTATCAAGGAGCTGAAAGACAAGAATCTTGCATTATTCAATGAGTATGCAAAGAACTTGATGGATGTTCTCAACGTCAAACCTGCTGGCAGTTCAAATATCTCTGCTTTGCAGCAAGGTATTCAGTCTGTTACAGAATCAACCGCACAGGCGTTGGAATCGATACTCAATTCTCTCAGGTTTTATGTAGCTACTCAACAAGCAGACATTCGTATCATCCGCGACACTCTGTTAGAGAAGCTCGGTAATAGTATCAGCGCGATAACACAAGATACATCAAGCAGTCCTGTACTAATTGAGTTGAGATTGCAGACAACAATACTTACTGATATTCGCGACACTCTGACCAGCTGTGTAAAGGGCGGTCACAAGCAAGGAAGAAATGGTATCAAGGTATTTATGAATTAGTTTTCTGTGTTCTATACATAAAATTAGGGCAAGCTCGGTTTCACAACTGAACTTGCCCTTTTTAATCAACATAAATATAACCAAACCTTAACTAATAAAAAAAAGTAAAATTACATTTTATGCCTGTGTACCGCCGTACACTCTGTAAACGAGAAAATAATATAAATATTTTTACCAAACTTTGCTATTTAAATGAGCCGTAAGACGTTATTTCTGCTCGTCCTTACAACTATTCCACTCTGATGTGTAAACGTGCCCTAACGTCATATTTACGTCATCGTAGCCAATGATTTTAACATCATTATCCTCTCCGTACTCTATAAGGTCACATTTTCCTTTGCATTCAATGCGAACTTCACTCTTCCCGCACACATAAATGCGAGTAACCATATTCTCAGGAACTTCAATTTCCAAATCCTTGCAGTACGCGACAAGAATAATCGTAGAGCGCACCTTGATAACTCCATGAGCACCTATATACATTTCGCTAGTATATCCGTGCTCGTTACATTGGTAGAATCCATTGGCAAACTCACCAAACTCTTTCAAAAGGTACTCTTTAGACAATCCCCATCCGAAAGCAATAGAATCAGCCATAAACTCAATTCCGTTAGAATCAAGAGCCATATTTACCAATTCTCGCTTACTCGCGGCAGAATCCCATTTTCCTTTATATTCTCCGCACAATCCCAATCTCAGTGCATTGCGCTTCAATGTTAATAATTCATTACTATTCCCCATACCATTCTCTCAATCTATCGTTAATTAAAGTGTTCACATACGCATAGGTTTTATCGTACCCGACAAGTTCGTGACACTTGCGGACACATCGCATAGCAGATTTCTCATTGATGTCCGCGCGCTGTGCAATAACGGCATAGGAAAAACCATAGCGATTGTGTAGAACGTCAAGAACAAAGTTTCTTGCTACCGCTCTCGCAAAAGGAATGTTAGTATTGCCAACATATAAATCGTCTGCATTCACTCCTTCCTTTTCCTCAATACTCATAGCCGTGTTCACTTGTTCGCAAACCATCCGCTCTACCTTATCCATCGTATCATTACCTAAGTACATCATAGCCGTTATAACTTATTTTTTATCTTTATAAACGTAACCTACCGTATCACAAGGGTATTTATCATCTGGTGACAATACACCTGCATCTTCCATCTTTTGTCTGAAATCCACAGAAACCATAGGCACTAACTTGTGTAATCTAGAACCATCGGCGGCAGCCCAAATCGGCTTTAGATACTGAACAGGATTCTTAACCTTTACACCATCCCATTTTATTCCGTTCTGAATGAATGGTATAAAGATACCGTCTCGTTTCACTCCGTTAGCATCACACATCCTTACAATCCTGTAATCTCGGAATAGTCCGTATTTCAGTTCTATATACCATTCATTATACATAAGCTATTCCTTTCCTTGATTAAGAGCCTCGGCTGCTTGCTCTGCCAATATTGCTTGCTGACCGTGCTCAAAGTTCTTCTTCAAGTCTTCCTCTGTCTCTTCGGAAACTGGAGTGTTCATTACAGTTTCCAACTCTTTCTGCATACGACCGATGTAATCAAGTTTTTCTTTTGCAAATTTTGCTGCATCATCTGCATCAGTGAACGCTGTAATCGGATGAGTAATGTTGGCTTCTGTGATGATAACCATACTATCAAGCATATCTTGATAAGTAACATCTGTCTCAGGGAAAATATCATTCTCTTTTCCCTTTACTTCTTTCTTCATCGCGACAAGATTTTCAAGCCACGCGAATGTTGTAGTGGTAAGCGCGTGTCCTTCCATATCAACACCGCCCCAACGCTTAAAACGTGCTTCAAATCCAATGTGTGTGTGGAAAATAGCACAATCCTTCAAAATTACGATGAAGAAATGACCGAAGTCGGTAACACTTTCAACATCTTTTCTGTTGATTCCGACAACAACTTTAAGCAAACCTGCATTGTTGTCAACAGTCTTCTTTTTTGCAATTCTAGCCATAACTATATATTTATTTTTGTTCTACAATCGTTTTGTACTCGAAATTTCTACATGAAGGATTCTCTTTCGATGTGTATCTCTTCTCCGTGGTATTATGGCAAACCCCATCCTTGAAGAAGGAACAATCCTTGCAAGTATATACTAGCGGAATAATGTCTCCGCAAGCATCATCGTCAGGATTTGCGTCTGTATATAAGTCTTTGCCCAAGCAATATGGGAACTCAGAATCTTCATCATTCAACAATACACAATCCTTACAAGTGTATTTAGTCTGTGCCATGTTCCTTACGTTTTTGATATTCCATCAATGTCAAGATACAATAGTTAGCGCAGTCAAGAAGAGCATCTTCCAATGGCTCATTAGCGACTTGCGCCTCATTATCCTTCAACGTCTTGATGCGATTCACTTTCTCTCGTATCTTTCCGTAGCCGTAGTTGATACCAAGCTCATCATACATTTCGGAAAAAGCATTCCCATAATCATGATTCTTACGCTTATAGGTATCACTCATCTTGTCTGTGATTTCCTTGAAGCGGTCGGCATCACTCTTCTCGGATTCTTTTTTGATTGGTGTTTCTTTAAAATCCGAGAAAATAGAATACATCGCCAAATCAACTATATCCACACAAGCTGCTAACTCGGGTTTAAAGAATGCTACGATTTCGCATTTTTTATCCGTTATAGCTATATCGATAACTTTGATATGTTGAATCCTATCAATAGAGCCTAATGGGTCTATTTTATCAGCAAACACCGAGCCTGCAATCTTTATCAAATTACACTTCGTAATCTGCAAGACAGACCCTATCTTAATATCTTCTATTCTAATCATAAGCTATTCCTCCTTATCTTTTAGTTCAACGAAATCTCCAATGCCCAAACGAGCCTTGTTGATGCAAGACGCAATCCAACCCATCAAGTAGGCAGAAGGCTCGCCGCCGTGTTCCATGTCAATGCTACTTTCTATTGCATCGCAAGCGTGGCTAGCTTCGTGGCAGCAAACACGCATAGTCATTACTTTAGTACTCTTAAACGAAACTAAGATTCCGTATCTATCATCACGCTTTCTGATAGCTTTGTCGTAAGAAACACCAACATATCCGTCATTTGGCGGATTACAACCATCAAACTCCGCATTTATCAATTCGGGCAAATCCTTTCCGATATGTACCCAAAGTCTTTGCGGATAAATTCCGTTTCCATATTCGTAATATCCTTTCTTCTTCATATTATCAACTATTTAAATTTCTCAAAATAGAACTCAATGGGTCTATCAAAGTGTTCTTCGATTAAACCATAAGCTAGAGACATCTTTACCTGAAAAGAAGCTTTGCCATTAAGCAGACCTTTCGCTTGTCTTGTAATCTCTGAGCGAAATTGTTCCAAACTCATATCACGCTTACGAAGATTGCAAGACCTGCAAGATGGCATATAGTTCTCCATACAGTCATCGCCATGGGAAACAACGAACTTGCCATCCTTGTCGCTCCAACGCGAGTAACACCCTCGATTCTTCGGGACGAGATGGTCAACCTGCATATCCTTATACTCAATACTCTTGCCGCAATAAGCACAATGCCCATCGTATTTGCGATATATTTTAAGTCTATCTTCTTTTTTCATAATCATTAATTATGTAACCTACCAATATGCCACTTTGAGCAAACCTTGCACAAGTAAGGATGCCAACCAAGTGCCTTCAACCTCGGATTCTGATTCAGAAACTCCCAAGCATCATCCTCAGTCTCGTATGCGACCTTCGCCTTCCATGAATGAACCTTCCTGGTCCAATGCTCAGGATCCGGCTTGAACGGCGGTACTTTATTAGGATTGTGATGGTTATTCCTCATAGCTCAATGATATTAATGCAACTATCATCAATCGCGATATAGCAACCAAGTGTCTCACGTCTGTAGCCACCGAAATCAATAAGAATTTCAGAATCATCACTTGCGCAAATGAACTCTTTGTTGGCAAGCAAATCATCCTTTGTGATGGCTTTCTTGACCTCACTAAAATAAATTCTGCCAACCATAGGTGCATTGATAATGCCACCGATTTTTACAACATCATCATCTGATGTTATATATATGATAGGTAAATCACCTTTTGCATTCTCAAAGAACACCAAAAGCTCTGATTTAGTCATAATCTGTTACTTTTTAGTTGATGATGGTTTGCGACCGCGTTTCTTTGTCGTGTCGCGCTTGCTAGCAGTGTAATCCAATGACGATTTCTTAGGTCTGCCTGGCTTTCGCTTTACAGGAACGGCTTCTTTATTCGGCAACTGCAACGTCTCACATTCCTCATCTTCGCCAAATTCGTTCTCGAACTCTCTTCCTTCACGCTTCTCTGCATCGGCATCATAGGCGCGCTTCCACTTGCGCTTGGCAACCTTCAACTGCTCTTTCTTGAATGCTTCTGATTCCTTATGAAGCTTATCGTAGTCTATCTCAGGTGCATCAAACTCACCTTCAATACTGCATTCGGGAGTTTTCTCAACGTCCTTTGATTCCATGTCCTGATGAATGCGGTCTTCCTCTGAAATGTATGGCTCATCGTCAACTTTCTGCTTATGACCGGCATTATACTCGTCAATGAACTCTTTTATTTCTTTCTTTGAACATCCATCTTTCCTCATTTCTGCCAACTCAAACTCGAACTTCTGACGTTCAATGTCCTCAAATCTCGTTCCGTCCAAATCGCTTCCTTCATTGAGTACGTTGATTTTCTTGTTTTCCTCATCAGCTCTCATTTGTTTGGCAATGGCAATCTCCAATAACGCGTGATTAACGTCCGATTCCGTCATTTCATCGACCTCATAAGCCCTAGGGTCTTCACCAAGCTCGTTTTTCAGAAAGTTCTTCTTTGCTTCGATGCATCCGCTCGGCAAAAACTGAGCCTCATCAAGATACATATAAGGATGAATACTCTTGATAGACATGATAGGACTCGGTGTACCGAAGTCTTGCAAAAGCTTCATGTATTTGTCCGCATTCTGCTGATAAATGCAGTAGCATTCCTCCAAATTGCGCTTCTGAACAAGCACAACTGCCATTATCCAGAATGGGTCTTTACCATCCGTGTAGCGTTTCGGCAATCCCTTCGTCTGCAACGATGCTGCTTCCAACGCCTTATCAAGTGATTCTTCCTTTATTCGCATATATTCTCAACTTTTAAATGATTACAATTCCTCGGAAGAACCATCGCTAATGGTATCGTCTTTCCTCAACTCCCATTCATCGGCAGTCATAATCTCCCAATGACCGCAAACGTCTTGCGCCAATACAGAACCGCGCTTCACCTGCTTGTGAGCACCTGCCATATTGACGGCAGTAACGCTGTAAAGCATATCGGTAACGTCCAAACCATCATCGACCGCATCGGTTGCTTTCTTGATGTCTGTAACGATAGGGCAGTCGAACAATGCATTGATGTTTTCGCCCTTGACCTCAATTGATGTCTTGTATTTGTTCATAATTCGCATATATTTTAAAGCATCCACCGACCGTAGAAGGAACTCGAACCTTCTGTTTGCCTAGACTTGTATCTAAGAGATACGTCCTACCGCCTTGCGGATGCTGTCGTTTCTATTTTCCGCCATTCTTCAACCAATCTTCAATCGTGGTACTGTCACCATCAAACGACTGACCGAAGACGTTTACCAACTTGACCGAACAAAGCAGATACGGAATGTTCTTGATGTTATCCGTTGATGGCTCTGTAGCATCCTGCACCAAAAACAACGCTTTCTTCTGTCTGTAATCGTCATACCACAGGATAAGCGAACCCTCCAAGTAAGCATACAGACTATCCCATGCTTTCTCGGCAGCTTTTATCTGCTCAGTAACGGAAAGCTCGGTTGTTCCGTCAACATCATACCCGAACACGCAAACTGACAACGTAGCGTTGGTGCTCTCATGCCTAGCATTCGGGTCAACGAACACTCTCAACGCGTCATTCTCAGGATAGCTCTCGGTATATACACCCTTCTGCTTACCCTTTGAGTTCAATCCGTCCAATGACTTGTAGCGGACAGAACCGCCGCCGAAATCATCCTCCAGACTCTTACGCAATCCGTCTGCCTTCCAAGCTCCCTGCTCGGACTTCAAGTAACGCTGTATGTAGAATTTCTTTTCTGCCATATTCCAAAGTCGGTAATTCGTAAATCAAATATTTATGCTGCAAATATACACCAAAAAATCAAGCCAAAAATGAACTTTACATAGTTTAACAAATTGCAAATTTGCACCATTTTCCCCATATCCCCAATTAAATATATATTATCCACATAAATCAGATTTTTTATATTGAAAATTTAACATTTGAACTATTTCCCATATAATAATAACACGTAAATAAGTAATTGTACCCTCGCGCGCAGCCGTAGTAGGGGATGTCAACCCCTGTATATAGTAAACTATATACTCATCCCCTAAGAAGAATGCTTCGCAAACAACCACTAATGATAGTCTAGTGAAAACTGCAATCTATAAATAGCAAAAACATACATTAAACCCGAAAACAACCTTACTTTTCCGCAAAAAATGAAAATTGATGTAAAAAGCTCGATAATTGAGTTCTAAGACGTTTAAAATACTCTGGTGGTAAACTATAACGCGAAGCTGCATAAAACGCCACCTGACGCACAGAAATAGCTAAAAGTAAATACTATGAAACTTTATGCAAAAGAAAAAGTAGATATGATATTCTCAAAAATGCTCAAAATTCGGTAGAAAAGCTGAATTGGCGAAATCATAGTATTTTACAAAAAAATAAAAAATAAAAAAAATAAAAAAATTCGGATGAGAGCTGACCCACCCTGCGAGTGCTAAAAGCGGGGGGGTGGGGTGTGGTTTGCCCTATATAGGTGTAAATCACTAAAAATCAGCGTTTTATTTGCGACAAAAAGGGACGTTTTCAAGCAAAAACGGCAAAAATGCGGGTTTTTCGTTTCTGCTTTCGTTTTCTTCTGAATAATAAAAAACAGAAGAAAAAGCAAAGAAACAAAAAGTAAAAAGATAGAACGTTTCTGCAAAGGTGCTGAGAAAACTCGAAATTCCTAAAAAGTTTTCTGTTTAGAATTAATCTAAATAAGAAACGAAAACAGAAAGCGAGTACAAACAGAGCGAAAAACCAAACATCAAACTTTATTTAGAAACAATCTAGATAACGAAACGTATCATATAATCGGCTGCAAAGATACTCAAACGGCAAAACAGATACTTTCTATCTATCAAGTGAGAAAAAGCCTATAAACAGCAAATAATACGCTTTTAGGCGTTTTCCTATATATAATGTACTCGCACACGTACATAATAAAGAAAACGGCTGCAAAGTGATTTTTTCGGTCAGCAAAGGTGCAAAGATAGGTAAAACCTATGTAATCACACAACAACCCCACATTTAACCCCTTATTTTGCTATTTCTGATATAGCAAATCGGTGTCCTTATTTATTACCAACAAGAAAAAGCGAGAAAAAACACAAAAAATCTCATATTTTTTGCCTAAAAGTTTTGTAGATACGGAAAATTGTCGTACCTTTGCATCGCAATCAAGAAACAACGAGATTGCTTCTAAGCAGAGAAATCCTGTTATATCTATATTGTGTGTTCTTTGGCTTATTTACATTTAGCGTAATAAAATCTATCTTATATATTTGTGCGCTGCTATCTTATCATATAACGTATTACGTGTAATACAACATATTAGATATTAGATAACAACAATACCAAAATATAGGATATACGGATAAAAGCTAACAAACCGTATCAAATGATATGTTGATGATACTATATAGTGTATCGATTATTAGGTTTGTTATTTTCCGTCAAGGTTAAAAAACGGAAAAGCGGCTGCATGCTTATTGCAGTAGTAACAATTCGAAATGGTTTGGCTATTATACGGAAGGTAGCTACATTATTACTTATTATTCCCAGCGTTGAAACATTCAGAAGTGAGTAGAGAAAAGTTAGAGTACCGAAATAAATTGAATGATAAATGAAAACCAAATACAATAATAAGTAACTGTTATATGTAGGCGAAAACCTCAGCCGTTGGCAATTAGGCGGATTAATTGATAGCCACAAATTAGTAACTTTAAAAAATTAGCAATTATGATGTACGGTGAATTTGTAGAGCGCACAGGCGTTTATGTTAGTATTGATGAGTTCAATACTATTGTTGAGGTTTATAATAATAGCGATGTGAACAAAGATGAGTTTTGCAAGTTGTGGGCAAAAATGAACTTTGCCAGAGTTAAGGCTGCAAAGGAACAAAAAGCAAAGGAGGCAAAGGAGGCAAAGGCTATCGAGTACATTACAAAGGTACAAAATAAGCTATCTGCAAAGTTAAACAAAGATTTTATGGTTAATTTCAATATGCTAGCTATTCACGTTATCGGCTCGGCATCTTACAAGAAATTAGTGGATGCTATGCACGTATGCGGCATTATTGAGATTGATGAGTATTGTCCACTTGGTCATTACGTATCAACTCTGGACAACTCTATAAATGAGTATTGGGAAAAAGTAGCAGAAAAGCATATTTAAACAAAAACCCACTACCTTAAAAAAGTAGTGGGCGAATCAAGTTAAAAGAAAAACTAATAACTTATGATTACTTCTAAGCGGTTGCAAAGTTATTAGTTTTTTCAGATATAAGCAAATTAATTAGTAAATTTTAAATATTTTAGGTATGAAGACTTATAAAACAAATTATTCTGTAGCTGTAAATTGGTGTAATAATGCGCTTATCCTCTGCGACAATATTACAAAGATAGACCCTTCTATTTATGATAATATGCGCTTTGAACTGTTTGATGAAGACGGAACTCAAAGAGATATTTATCAGTGGTTTATTACAGATTGCACCGATGACGATGTAGAGTACCTGGAGCAAACATTCGGATTGCTTTTCACTTATTCAGACCTTTTGGATAAGTATATCCTTTGCGTTGACCATTTCGGCACAAGTTGGGATTACGTTGAATGGACAACTACAAACGAATTGGCAAAAAGAGAATTAGGAGAAAAGAAGTAACTAACAATAACCTTTGCACTCGCTTATGTGGGTGCAAAGGTACAAATAATATAAGGATATGAAAAAGAATTTATCAAATATAGTTTGGTTTTTGATGATTGCTTTTATTGTAATCGGTTTTTTGTTGTTTACTGCTAGCTTTTTAGTTGGTAGTTACCCTTTGTTTAGTGTAGGGCTTTTATTTATGTGCTTTACACCATGGCTTTTTATGGCTGTTATTGTTTCATTAGATTAATTATTGGATATATGGATATAACAATACCTTTCATTTTTGCCCTTATATCTTACGTATTAGGCATTATTGTAGGGCGCAATTGGAACAAATACGTAAAAGAGTAAATAACCTTTTAAAACGCAAATAAAATGAGAAAGATAGAGCAAAGAATGGTTAACGCTATAAATAATAAAGTTAACTACAGAGAAAGTAATACAGAAGTAATTGTTGAGGGTGCAAATGTATTTGTACGCTTGTATGATACATATATATATGCAAAAGTACGTGGCAAGGTGTATTTTTCCGATGGTGGTTTTAATACGGCTACAACTAGCAGCCGTTTGCGTGCGCTTGGTGCAGACTACAGCACAAATAACAAATTGTGTGGCTGCAAACTTACTAGCCAAAAGGAAATGCTTAATTTGCGTTATTACGGCAAAAAGGCAATATCATAAAACATATTGGATAGGTGCAAAGATAGCCGGTATCTCTAGACTGTTCGATTCAGTTTGCACCACAAAGTAACATTAAATAAATTAGCAATATGAAACAGGCATCATTACCAGAGGTTATTTACTTAGATGTTGATAACCTTACTACAGAGAATAATAGTGCTGCATTGGTAGCGAGTATTGAAGAACCGATTAATATTATCGGTGTAATTTAATAACAGAAAGGGTAAAGATATGAACGAATTGGAAAAGTTAATGATAGCAGAATCAAAGAAGAATGCTATTGATGATGAGTTGATTAAAGATGAGCAGCAATGTGAAAATGATAAAGCCGACAATTGGCAAATGGAAACGATGGATAAATTACGTTTCTTGGAAAACTATAAATGCCGACTTGAAGAAAAACGTTCACGTGGCGCATTTTTCATCTATACAAATGGTAACGGAACAATTGAGGTTGCATTGAATTGGGAGTATGATAGAAGTATCAATAAGCGCAAAAGCGTTACTAGATACCACACAGATATGTCGCTCAAAATCAATTGGAACTATTCTATGTGTGGTGGTGATAAGTCGGAGTTAACTCTAGAGGAGTTCGTGAAAGCTTTGGTAAGACGTGAAATTATAAAAGTGGAGGGCTAAGTTGTGAAAGTATATGTAGTTATCACTTCATACCAACATGGATTGGGTGAGGCAGTTGAGGTTGAGGCAGAAGTATTCTCAACCATAGACAAGGCTAGAAAAGCGATGGAAGGCAAAGGTCTGAACACATTGGAAAGCTATAAGCATTCATTGGATTGTGACGATTTCCAAATCAGCGTATCAGGCTCATTCTATCATATCTCAGACAACGAAGGTGAGACGTGGGATAATTTCGATATCGTAGAACAAGAATTGAAGTAAGACTATGAAGAAAAAGACTATCAAAGAAGTGATTGATACATTATATCTCAAATATAAATGTATCGACAACGAAGATATATGGGTAGAGATTACAGATAAATACATCTGTATAAATTGGAACTCATTTATGAGCAGCTTTGTAAATATGCTGAGAGTGAAACAGATTGCATCTTATTTGCGCAAGTTCACATCATTGCCAATATATGACGCTTATTGTAATGTTTATTAATATATTAAAGACTATGGAGATTAAGAATGCGGCTCATTGCCCTATCAATGACAAAGACCTTTGTCTTGATGAGTTGGTAAGAGATTTGTTCAATGATGGACAATATTCTTGGAACAAAGACAATACAGAAATGGTTGGATTTGTCGGCAACGAGCCAATATTGGTACGACAGGAAAACGATAACAAATTGCTGGTTAGATTCCTTGGCGATGCTTGGTGTCCTGATGTTGTTGAGGAATGGGTAAAGAGAATTGAACATGATAAGAACAATGATGTAGATTACGTGATTGATACTTATATGTTTGGGGTGATTGAGAATGACCGAGAGCGTAAAAGTAGCGATTTTCATGTATCATTCTATTATCGTGGATAATAAATAACAGAAAGTAACGTTTTAAGTAATAAGAGATAGGATAGGAGATAGGAGAAATGAAGACAATAGAAATCAAGAATGAAGGTGGCGCATCTGTAAAATACGACATCGTGAACATCGGATGTAAGGATTGCCCTTACTGCATGATGGCAGAAGGTCACTACCTTTGCCGTTCGGACAAAAGCTGCAACGCAAAGGCAAACATGACCGATGATGATGAGCCAAAGCAGAAAGTAATAATATACAGTCGTGTCTCTACTGAAAAGCAGACATTGGAGCAGCAAGAAAGAACAATCAACGAATGGTTGAATTGTCACAATCTGAAAGCTACTCACGAAGTGAAGGAGGAAGGAGTATCTGGTAAGGTATCTTATAAGGATAGAAACCTTGGTAAGGTAGTGTTACCGATGCTTGATAAAGGTGATATACTTATCGTGTCAGAGGTCAGCCGTATCGGTCGTTCAATGAGCGACATCAACAAGTTTGTAAATGACGAATTGAAACCACGTGGCGTGCGCTTGGTAATTGTGCAGATGGGCATTGACCTTGATTGCAGCCATCTGAAAGCGATTGACGAAATGTTGTTGTTCGCTTTTTCATTCTCGGCACAGATGGAGCGTGAACTCATTCAAGAACGAACACAGAGCGCGTTGGAAGTACGCAAGCAGAAGTTGGCACAAGAAGGAGAATTTATCTCAAAGTCTGGTAAGGTCGTTAAGAAGTTGGGCAGACCTAGAAAATGCGATTTATCAAATGCACAGAAGGCAGCATCGGAAAAACGCAAGAAAGAGGCTGCTGAGAAACCTTGCAACAAGGCTATATGGAATGTGGTTAAGAAGTGTACCAATGACTTCACAGAATTAACCACACCTAACTTTTCCGATGCAGCTATGATGTTACAGCAGATGGGTGTTTATTCCTCAACTGGCAAGGTATTAACCAAAGAACTAGTAAGAAGTGCGTATTACAATCTACGCTCAGTCTATGGCAGTCAGGTTTATTTCAGACGTGGTTCTGCAAACTATCGTGTAATGCGAGAAAAGGGTATGACTGATGAGGAGATTCAGCAGTATTACAAGGAACTGAATAACAACAATAATAATACAGAGGAGGAATAAGTTATGATTATAGCATCACTCAAAGGAAAGATATTTAAGAAACTCCATAACTTAGTGTACGATGATGGAGAAATGGTAAATGCTAAGATACCTGGTTGCCGTATCAATATGACGGAAAACGATTTCTTTAATTTCGTCAGAAGTCTTGAATGTAGCTACAATATCTCAATAATAGTATCACGATTAAAGCAAAAAAGTTATGGCATTCTTAATAGCAATTTGGCTAATCGGCACATTGTTCGATTGCGCCATGGGCAGAAATAAAGATTAAAATTTCTGCCATACACACAATATAATGACGCATATTGCGTTATCTTATTGAAAATAATATAAATATATAGCCCTATCGCATCACGGATAAGCGAATAAGTTATGAAAAAGATTTTGGCATATATGGCAATCATAATTGCCGTGGTTTCTCTTTCTTCTTGCAATTCGTTAGAGAAGAAAGCGAAGAGACAATTACGTGACACGATGGAAGAACTGGCAAAAAATCCAGAGACTTTCAAAATCACAAACGAGAAAGTCGTTTTTTCCAACGATTCTATGTGTACTATCTCTTTTATTGGTAGAGGTCAGAATGGTTTTGGTGGATATAATTCATCAAAGATGGAGTACACCCTCGTTAAGTTAGCTAAAGACGATGAAGGGGAAACAACATATTGTGAGGCTCTTTTGGATATGGAAAACCAAAAGGACAGAAGAAACTCAATTAAAGAAGCCATTAATGATGTTGATAAAGGTTTTCTATATGGCTCATCAAAGGCTGTTTATGATGAATTTATCAAGAAAGGTATGAGTAAAGAAGATGCAAAGGCTAACTACCTGTATTTTCAAGCTATGGTAAATACAGCCATTAACGGAAGAGAAATAGACAATAATGATTAATAATCGTATAGCCCTCGACACCACGGTTAAGTCACTATAAATGAAAAAGGTTTTAATGTTTATGGCAATTATAATTGCTGTGGGGTTTGTTTCTAGTTGCAGCATTAAGCCAAAAGTTCCCGAAAAGACACCTGCACAATTACGCGCAGATTCTATCGCAAAGGTAAAGAAAGATTCTATTGCGAAGGTTGCCAACTTCAAGAAGTTTTCTTTGAATAGCTTAACTAGACTTCTCAAAAGACAGATTTCGAGTGACCCTGATTACGGAAAGGTTTTAGAATCCTCAGACTTAATACTTTCCGATTCCATCTACCTCGCAAATTGTAGGGTTGCGGTTAAGAATAAGTATGGTGCAGTCGAGCAAGACGAGGACATATATTTGCTTATGTGTAAAAATGCACCAAAAAACGAATGTATGATAGTACTGGATAGAGATAGAATGGATAAGTTTCTGAACAACATATCAAAAGATTGTTGCTGCCTTCCGCTTATTACAAATGGTGATAACGAAATGCGCTCAAAAATCATATATCAGCTTTGCGATAAAGGGCAGTACTTTTTTAACGTTGAAAGGTTTATAGAAAAAGGACTGGACTTTTCACCATTCTAATGTTCTTGGAAATTGGATTGTGAATTAAAATAATATCGGATATGAGAAATTTAAGCAAAACAAAGAAAATCATTCTTGGTATTGCCGCCTTTGTTGTGGTCATATTTGCCATTGATTACATTTGGCATTATATTGAATATAAAAAGAAAATAGACCGCATCGAAAGAGAACACAGACAAGAAATGATTGAATTACAGGAGTTAGAGAATATGTATAACAATGGCAATGCCTACGAAAAGCAGAAAGCTTATCAAGAATTAAGAGAAAAGGCTTTACGTAAGGGATTAACCGTTGATGAATAATCGTTTCCCCATCTATCAAGTATAGGTGGGGATTTATTATACCCAAAAACAAATTAATCGAAGAATTAATAACTGCCAAATGTTAAAGTTTGGTTAAAGGTTACTTCTAAGACACGCAGATAGGAATATTTTTCGTATCTTTGCAGCGTCTATAAATAATTGTGGCGAGGTTGGAAGCTCTGCTGCAAAACAGTGGGGCATTTTTTATGCTCGCTTATCTTACGAGAATACGATATAACCATATATCAAAGATATTAGGTGTATCGCCCCTTGCGCATATTATAATGGTATGTGCGTGCTTTCCACAATTAGGCATAGACAGAGGGTAGCGATGCACCTTCTTTGTGTATCAACCCTACATTTGTTTAACGTCTAAAATTAATTGTAATGGACGCAGTTAAGGTTTTTAATCACCCAGTATTTGGGCAAGTTCGCGTTATTGATGATAACGCAAGTGGTGAATTGTTGTTTTGCGCAAACGATGTTACGCATGCACTCGAATACGCAAATGGTCGAAAGGCGGTTGCAGACCACGTTGATAGTAGAGATATACTGAAACGTGACATAGGGGTAGTTACTGGTAAGAAGGCAGACGGAACGGATGCTTATCAGACAGTTAATACAACATTCATCAATGAAAGTGGTGTTTACTCCCTCATCTTTAGTAGCAAGCAGGAGCGTGCCAAGGAGTTCAAACATTGGGTAACAAGCGAGGTATTGCCATCTATCCGAAAGACAGGTCAGTACAGCGCAAATGTATCAAGTGCAACATTGAATGAGCAGTTACAAGCCAACCTCACGTTTGCGGATTGGGCTATCAAGACCCTCAACATCAACGAGGCATCCAAACTTGGATGGGCAAAGAAGATTAGCGATAAGTTCGGTTTGGCTGCCGAACTGCCAGATGCAGTAAACGCAGGAACAGAAAAGCCGATTACGCACGCTGCCACCGATTTGTTGAAGTCACACAACGTTGGCATCTCAGCACAAGCATTCAATCGTATGCTTGAACTCAAAGGAGTAGTGAAGCACGCCACTCGCCCAGGAAAACGAGGAAAGGTGCATAGCTGGTATGTTATCACTCCAGCCTTCGACAAGTACGGACAGAATCAGCAAGACCCTAAATTTCAGCAGCAGACACAGATACGTTGGTATGATGCTACATTTATGGAATTGCTCACCATTGTTGGCTTGAACAGCCAGACATCACTCAATTTAAATTAATAGGAGATTAGAATATGAACGGACAGAATATCAATGCAACATTGTTGCAGAACGTGGAGCAGCCAAAGTTGGCTAAGACCCTCATCAAGTTACGTGAGGTGTACGTGGACTTTATGAGCGAGGTCGATAGAGCCAAGGAAGAGTATGGTGTGCTTGTGAATGACAGAATAGACGATAAGTTTACCAGCCAGTACAACGTAATGAGCACGTTAATCAGCAACACTTTGGCAAAGATTATTGATTACGAGGTCAATGAGGCTATTAAGGACTAAGTAATCGTGCATATATAGTTCCTCGCTTACCTATTGTGGTAGGCGAGGATTTGTTTTATGTAGCATACAAGACGTTTAAACTATCGAACCGATAAATCATACCAATAGACTATTTTAACCGCTTACAGAAGAATTTTTCACTATCTCTTTGAGTTCTCAGATATTTTACTTATCTTTGCAAAGCAATTATTCTTTGGAACTCATATGTCTATATCAGCCCTGCCGTTGGTGCTCAATGGTGGGGCTTTACTATTGCATTTCTTTTATACCTATCATATCGCCCTGCATCATCATTTTTGGTGGTGTGGGGCATTTTTTGTTTGTTAAACAGAACTAAATTTTTGGTTATTTGTAAATCTTTATTATCTCCCGAAAATCCCCGTATCCCTATCTAAATATAATATATTGATATTATATATAATTTTCTCGCATTAATCTTCCTTTCGTGTTGTTAATAAGCGTTTTAGGCACATTTTGCAATCCCGAAAATAATGCTTACCTTTGTATCGCAATTCAGCAGTACGAGGGTTGATTCGCACTAACATTAGCAAACAAAACCTTGTAGAAATATAAGGTTTCATTATAAAAGAGACCCTCAAACAGCTCGTACCTGTTTGGGGGTTCTCTGATTTTAGGCTATGCGTACATTAAGTATCAGAATGGATTTGGTAAGGCGATATGCTTGCGGTGCTACTCCACAAGAGGTGAAGCAACGCAAGGAATTGCTTTGCTTTGCCATTTGGTGCAAGATGCAGCATAGTAATTCAGTAATGTTCCAACTTACAAAGAAAGACTTGAAAGAACGTCTGGGAGTAGGTTATGATAAGGCTAAAAGATTGATGAATCAGGTAAACGAAGATTCCCTGTTCACCAATCTCGGTAATGGTCGTTTTATCGTAAACACATTCAAGGACAAGGAAATCAAGTACAATCGTAAGCAGGAAACATACAAAGGTGCTTTGGTTTGTAAGATGCCAGTAAAAAAGGATTTTACTCTCAAGGAAATATATTCCATCCTTAACAATGTCCTCTATACATTCGTGATTTGCGGTGCAGAAGATAACAGTTTCAACGTTGATTACAACTCGGTGTGTATCCCGATGCAACTTACCACGAAAAAGTTTATGAGTGTTGTTAATATGGGCTATGGTTCTGTGAGTAGAATTAAAAAACAGCTTGTTAGCAGAGGAAAGATTAAATCATCCTTTGCAGAACAGCACGTGGCAGATGATAGAATCGAAGGACAGAAGGAACTTATATTGCAAAGATTTGGTAGGAAGTCATTTACTTATAGTAAAGGGCATTTTCATTATCTTATCATTCCTTGCTCTTACTCTATTGAAGACCGAAGAATATCTGATAGCTTCATGTTCCAGATATATGACTACGAAAAGAATAAAAACAGATGCAATGGGAAAGGCAATTCATTCGCTAACATCATTGGTAGTGATGACCCTCACGACAACTTTTGTGGTGGGTAATATACATCGAGTCCTACTTTGGATATGTTTATATTAGTAGTTAGTTGAGGTTATATGTGTTTTATATTTTATAGAAGGCTGACACGCACGTGAAAGCCAATATAAAAGAAAAATTATATGAAGAAAATAGAAGAGAAATACATTAAGACTGAATACAAGGTTGTTGCCTATGATGTTTATGTTGATAATGTATGCAAAGGTAAGAAAGGGGCTTGTAGTTCTGCTTATCTTGTGCTCAAAGATGGAAATGTTGTTGGGAAGTCTTCATATTTTGCCGATTCCATTTCAAAGGTCAGAGCGCAATCAATAGCCATTACGAGGTCTATTCGTGAATTATGTAAAGGTGCAAATCTAATTACGGTTCACTTGCCTGAAAACGCTCCGTATTATGATAATCTCGAAACAAATGACGAGATTACAAATGAAACAAAGTCGGGTGATATTGTCCTTGCATTTAGAAAGCTGACAGAAAATATAGAGGTAATTTTCGATGTTGCAAAGTGGTACACTGCCGACAAATACAATACGCAAGTAGAGGAAATGGCAAAGGCAGAATATGAAAAGAACTTTAGAGACCCTGGAGATAAGCCAACTTATCAAGAATTTTGCGATTACTGCAAAAAGACCGGATGGACAGAAGAAGGATTTGATGATGCACTTTGGAATTTTCTCGAAGGTAAGAAATGGTTGACAAAGAAAGGCACTAAGCCTAAGACTTGGCAGAGTTTGGCGAATGCATACAATCCTACCATAAGAAAGAACGATGATAGGTTTATGTCCGTGGATGAGTTAAAGAGTAAGAAACGTAAGGAAGCAATGCGTGAAGAAGTGGAAAACAATAAATATACAGGTCACTACATTTGCTATACTGACGGAAGTTGCGATAACTATTCCACTCATCGTGCAGGAGGTTCTGCTTATATAGTGATTAATGCGGAGACTGGCGAGATAGAGAAAGTAAAGTCGTATCATACGTTGGGTACTACCAATAATCGTATGGAAATGCTTGCAATTATATCTGCCGTAAACTATTGCCCGAAAGGTTCACATATAGTTGTCGTGTCGGATTCTAAATACGCTATCAAGATGTTTAAATTCACAAACTGGGAAATTGGAGATAATATCAAAAATCCAGATTTAATTAAAATGTACCGAAAATGTGCAGAAGGAAAGGATATTCGTCTTGATTGGATAAAAGGACACGGAAAAGATAATATGAATGTTCAAGCAGATTGTCTTGCATTTAGGGCATACGAACGAGCACTCGAAGAGAATAACCTTCCGATGGCTCCTGAAAAATACAGAGCACAAAGGAGAGGCAAACTGACGTTAGAGGAGACGGCATAATGAGTGAGTATATAATAAAAGAGCAATCCAGTGAATTTAGTTGCACTGGCTGTGCTTTCAGAAAAATAGCAGAAAAAGGTTCTCACAAGGGTAGCGATATGTGTTCTGCGCCCGATATAGAGCCTTTTAGAAGCTGTATGAAGAATAAAGTCGTGTTTATTAAAAAAAATAATATTTATGGATAAGGTTATTAAAGGAATGAAGTTCTTTAATGAACTTCTCATAGAAAAAGGTAAAATGACAAGAGACGATTTTGCTGCCTGTCGCAGAGCACTACGCCGCTCATATCAAGACGAAATGGATAAACTTGCTGATGAATATGCAGTAAGAAATTCCATTTACCACGTTGGTGATAAGGTAAAGGTTAACGATTTTTGTTGGTTGAATGAACCTTGTACCATTTTGGAAGTAAAAGGCAGATACAATATTATGATGGAAAAAGGAGTTCCAGTTATAGTGTACGTTATCAAAATGGAGCGCGATAAAGAAACTTACGAAGTTATGGAAGGCAAGATTGTTGGGCATGTATAGTAACGTTTAAATTTAGAGAATATGTTTGGAGAAGAAACAATCACTCGAAAGTGTGTAATAACGCTTATGGGGGGGGTACAAAGTAGTAGGCACGTTATCAATGCCGAAACCGAAAAAAGCTATGTTTCCTGAAGAAATGGAACGTAACTTTATCAAGAGTTTTAATGAGTCGCAGCCTGATTTAGTAAACAAGGCTGTTAGTGTTCACATTTTAAGAAATTGATATATGTTTGAATTAGTTGTTATTTTAGTTTTGATTGCCTTTGATTTAGGGTGTTCAATGATGGCGCACAGTCTTTATGTAAAGGTAAACTTCTGGTATCGTCTGATGTTTTGGGCGTGTTTTACTTTCTTGCTTTATAAGGCTGGTTTGTTTGAAGTTTTAATGAAGTAAGCGTATGGAAGAGATAAAAGGGATTCTTTGTACATCAACCGTAGGTAGTGATGAGGAATGCAATGGTGTACGTATCAAGAAAGAACTTGGAGTAGTTGTTGCTATAGACAACGAAAACGAGTTCAAAGGTGTATTCACAAAGTATGGCGAAGTGGATATTTTCAAGCAGTTGCTTTCACAAGAAGTAAACCGTCATTATACGAAATACAAAGCGTTCCCTACGGAATCTTTGATTCCATACAAGGATTGTGGAGATATTATCTTTGATTTCATAGAGGTTACTTACGGAAAAATGTATGGCGGTTATGTTTATGTTGTTCATTACGACTTTGCAAGCACCGCATCTTAATAAATAATATTGAATATGATGACAGCAGCAGATAGAATTAAAATTACGGCTCAGATTGCAATATTGAAGGAAATTGCCATTGACTATAAGGGAAAGACAATCGACAACGTTATTCAGCAGCTAGAGCTGAGATTGGCAGATTAAATCTGAAACAACAAAAGAGTTGGTAATATGGATAGAATCACAAGAAGAAAAGCTGCCGAGATACTGGGAGTATCAAGACAGACTATTAGTAACTACATAGAGCAGGGTCTGATTGGTAGTTATAAAGACCATAGTATCGTGTATGTGAATAGCGAGGATATTAAGAAGTACGCTGAGAAGTACAAAATACTTGCAGTCAATGAAAAGATGATAGATGATAAGCTCAAAGAACTCAAAGAGCGCAAGAATGCTATTAATATAGAACTTGTCGAAATGAGAAACGCTGCTACAGCAAAGGGGAAATTATCAGCTAATGCAATAGGTATGTTATTTGTGGCGATAGATGCCATTTCTTATCTAGATATTGCGCCGCATATTAGTTATCGTGAATCCCAAATACTAAAAGGGATTATCAAAGGTAAGACTTTTGAAGACCTAGCCGATGAGTATGACCTTACACCAACTAGGATTCGTCAGATAGTAGAAAAGACATGCGATAAGTTATCACGTAACGAAATTACGATTATCGAGCATATCTCTACCAACAAACATTTAGTATCTGAGGTTGAAAGACTGAACAAAAAAATCAAGGATATGCAGATGGATTTTGATTCCTACAGACGTGAGAAGGGCGATAAACCTACTAGTGATATTGCTATTCCGCCAAAGATTTTATCTGAGAATATCGGCAATTTCGGTTTTCCTGTACGTATTATGAACATATTTAGATATAGTGAAGTATATACGGTTGGCGATTTACTAAGAAAGCTTGATGTTAATTCTTTAAAGAATCTTAGAAATCTAGGAAAGAAAAGCATTGATATAATCCTTGAATTCCTGGAGCAAAATCATTTAGTATTCAAAAATAGAGGAGAATCTGATGAGTACTTTTATATGCGTCTTAATAAATTAATGGATAAAAAATATGAAGAAAATGATTAAGAAAGTATTAGGGTTTGTTACTATTGGTAACGTCAGTGTGTTACTTGTAGCTATAGTTGGCGTATGCTATCTGTTTATCAAGCGTTTTGAGCCAGCTATCTTATGCATGTTTTTGGCGGTTGCAATTTGGCTTATTAACGTTTTGTTTAGAAAGTATGGCGAAGCACTCGAACTTGCAGAAAAGTGCAACGACAATGAGAGGGATGCTATACAGACAACAATATGGGTTTATGACGAACTGCACCTTGAAATGCAGCGTCACAGACTGACCGCAATACAAGGTATGAAGTATAAGAATAAGGCTGAGTTTATGCAGTGCAAGAAGAGCCTTACACAATACCTAAAGTATTCTGATGCAATTGACAACATCTATGAGCAAGAGGTTGAACGCTTACATAAAATGGAGGAAGAAATTAAAAAGAAGAATAATGATGGAAAAGACCAAGGAACTGACTCTGAAACAGAGACTGCAAAATCTGAGTGAAGAACCAACACCATTCTTTCACTCGCTTACACCATTCGCCGCAGGATTTACACAAGGTTTCAATTACGAAAAGAAACGTCTTGTTGCCGCATTGGTGAATAACTCAGAAGTCACAAAGGACTTCATCAACGAGCCTATCAGCGTACCAATAAGCGATAGTTGTCTGTTTATGCACGCATTCATTGACGGCTCTGTTGACTATCGTAAGAAGATAGAAACTATTCTATCGAACCAATAGCAAGAAAGGGAGGTTAACAGCCTCCCTTTTTATTTGCCCTTTTGGAAAACTAAAAACGTCATTTGGGTTTTATTTATTGTCTTTATCACACTCTAAATCAGCATTCAGATAGTCAATGACCTTTCTGTTGGCTTCGTCAATCTTCTTTGTATCATATTTAATGTAGGTTGATGTTACCGCATTATCCCAAAGGGAATGACCGAGTGACCGACCTATGACTTCCATCGGTATATCAAGTTCAGATGCCATAGTTGCCCACGTATGCCTACTCCAGTAGCTTGTAATACCTTCTTCGATAGGGTGGACGGTAACATAGTAGCTATGTCTTTCCTTCTCGCCTATTGTACGCAAGTGCCGTGTCAGGTTATTAGCAAACGTGTTAGTGATAGTTGCATCGCCTTCCTCTAAAAAACTCAATAATCTGTCTTTCTTTCGGCTTTTATGCCTTGCGATAATTTCCATTGCCTCTGGCTCTACTTTGATGTCGTAAAACTTGCCTGTCTTATTGCGCTTATAGATTATACGACCATTTTTCAATGCCGTTTTAGGCAGAAATAGCAAATCGCTAATATTGATGCCTATAAGATAGAAACTAAGCATGAAGCAGTCTCGGTACATTGCCTTCTTTCCTGTCAGCTTGAAATCCCTAATAGCTCTAAGCTGCTCTAAGGAAAGACAACGTTTCTTTGTCTGCTCCTTCTTGACAGAAACACCTCGGAAAGGGAACTTGTCAGTAAGCTCATCTTCAATCGCCCTGTTGAATACAAATTTCAGGATTTGTATGTCCGTCTGTATGCCATTGTCCTTTCTTCCTTTTCCTCGCTCATGGTCAATGTATGACACAATCCATTTCTTATCGACCGACTCAAAGGTACAATCCTTATCATAAATCTCGATAGCACGCGCTACACGCTCGTAATTACGCTGAGTGTTATATCTGCCTTTGGTTTCTGCAATCTTACGGATATAGCACACAAATGAGCTTGTATCGCTTTTCTTCGCACCCTTGATAACTTCTTGCAGATGGTCTTTCAACTCTTCTACGGTATCGTTAGGATGGCTCAAAACGTAATTCTCTACATCTGCATATAGGTTTGCGAGTCTTGCGGTCTTAGCCTTTGCACTCTTATCAGACTTCGGAAAAATCATTCCCGAAAATTTCTCCGTTGTCTGCAATCCTGTATAGATGTAGAATCTCTTGTACTTGAAGGTTATCGCAAAGAATACCTTGAAGTCTCTGTTGTTTACGTATATCTTCATTGCATGATTTCCTTTCATTATATAACGCATCAGTCTGAACCGTCTGTTTGCATTCTGTTTGCATATTGTTTGCAAAATACATCACATTTACCCATATTTACGGGGTTTTTCGGGCGATTTTCGGACTTTTTGCGTATCAGTTTAATGTTGTTCTTTACTGAAAATCAGCGTGTTATACTGTATTATCAATCAGTTTTGTACTGTAATCATATACTTAATATATAACCTACTGATTATTAATTATTTATCTTATGTTGTTTATTTCGCCGTTTGCATATTGTTTGCAATCCTACTTCTTTGCAAGCAAATCCATTAGCTGCTTGATTTGGGCATCCTTCCGTGCGAGTTGCTCACGGAGTAGCCTGTTTTCTCGTTCTAGTGCGTTCTCACTACCACCAAGGATATTTGCTGCCTTGCTGAAAGCTGAATCTTCTGATGCGCTCATAGCATCCTGCACAGCTTTCTCAACCTTGCTACCGATGTTGATGTCGCCACCTATACTATATGCAGTTCTAACAAAGATGTTGCCTGTGCCGTTTTCAAGCCACTCACGACTAACACCGAGTTTCTTGCTTATCTTATATAGGTCTTTGCTTGTTATTCCATACTCGCCCTTTAGCTTCTTTCGGAAGTTGCCAGGGTCAATATCAACTTTCTTTGCGAATGCGTTTGCACTATCACCACTATCATTCATAAGGGTCTTTATCCGCCCAATTAACTCTAAATTACTCTCCATAGTTACAAATACGTAACTAAATCACACGAATAATGTTAATAAATATTTAAATCACACGATTTCACCCGAAAATATTTGGTGATTTCGAGTAATTGTAGTACCTTTGCAACCGTCAATCAGTTAGTAATACTGAAAGACGAAAGCAAGGTGGAATGAGTGTAAACACCCATCCAAAACGTTTGACACCGCAAAGATACGTGTTTTACCTCGTTTCACCAAGTTTTTTTAGTTAATAATTTGAAACGAGTTAGAAATAATTATGAAATGAAAGCGAATAAGGTTACTTCCGAAGATATTAAGAATATCGGAGCAGGCGGTCAGTTAGTAGTTGAATTGCCAAACTATCTCGCTTGTGTTGCAGCAAAGGGGGCTGTTACTTACGTAAAGAAAGCCTACCCAAGGGACGATGGAAATGTGTATTACACTTTCCTTAAAGGCAACACAATCACAATTGGTCTTACAGACCCTCACACAAGGGATGTTATTCTTGGAGAGAATGTTAAGTACCGAAAGCGAGTGAAGGCTGAGTAAAATAATAGATAATGTATAGGAGGTTGAAATGGAAGAGATTATCAAGAAGGAAACAATGACCTCGCTTGAGATAGCTGAGGTGACAGGCAAGCAACATGCTCACATTATGCGTGATATACGCAAGCTATTAGAGCAAGGGGTATCAGAATCCAACTTTGGATTGACATCGTATCAGCAAGCGCAACCTAATGGTGGCACAAAGGATGTTCCGATGTACCAACTTACCAAGAAAGGTTGCTTAATACTCGCAAGCGGTTACGATGCACTTCTTCGAGAGAAAATAATCAATCGTTGGGAAGAACTGGAGATAAAAGAACGAGAACAGTATCAGGTTCCTCAATCGTTTGCCGAAGCTCTTATGTTAGCTGCAAAGCAACAGCAACAAATTGAGGAGCAACAAAAACAGCTTGAAGCAAACTCAAAAGAGATTGTTGAGTTGAACGGAGCGATAGCAGAAATGAAACCAAAGGTTACTTACGTTGATATGATTCTTGCAAGTAAGGAAACGGTGGCAACAACGCAAATTGCACAGGACTACGGATATTCCGCAAAGGCGTTCAATGTTCTTCTAAGGAATTTCGGCATCCATCACAAAGTTGGTGGTCAATGGATATTGTACGCTAAATTCCTTCCTTATGGATACGTTCAGTCAGATACGATTGCGATAACGCACAGAAATGGTTCTGCTGGTTCGGTGATGCACACTAAGTGGACACAAAAAGGTAGGCTTTTCTTGTATGACGAATTAAAGGAACACGATGTTTTTCCTTTGATTGAGCGAAAACAGGAGGATTAGCCTATGACACCGAAGAAGAAAGTAGTGGTCGAAAAGATTGCTAAGAAATGGCTATCAACTGATGAAGCTGCATCATACATAGGTATGGGAAAGTCGTTCATAGTTGAGTTGAGAAAGAGCGGAAAGCTACCACACTGCATGATAGGTCATTCTGCATTCTTCCTCGCAAGCGATATAGATAATCTGCTTGAAAGCCATCGTATATATTAAATCGTTATATTGAGAAATTTTGTTTCATACTTACCAAGCGTGGTAAATGGGCGAGTAAATGCTGATTCGTTTGTGCTCGCCCAATATGGTTTCGTAGCTCAGTTGGTCAGAGCGGTCGGCTGTTAACCGATAGGTCGCAGGTTCGAGTCCTGCCGTTACCGCAATTCTTTTTGATTCTGTTTAGTACTTTATGTGCAAATGGGAAATAAAAGAACAAGTTCTTTGACATATTGATAAAATGCACAGAATAGTATGCGCATATAAGAATTGTAGTAAAGGAGCGGCACTGGCACGCGGTGATATTACGAAAGGGTATGCGACATACGTAAGACTAGTAATTCTGTTATTGATGAAATTATCACCGATGAACTACCACGGAAATGATATTGGCATCCAGCCAAGCGAGAAGAATTGTCGTGGAAAGCAAAGGATAATGATGATTACAAAGATAGCAGTCTAGCCAACTCCATATAGGGGTTGAGTCAAAGAATGAGACTTTAACACTACTTTGAAGTTAAAATACTTCTCATGCTTTAATTAAATAGCAATAAAGAGATACTTGGTGTAATGGAAGCACAACCTACAACTGAAAGATACCATTCTTATCGTAGGAAAATATTGGTTCGAGTCCGGTAGTATCTCCAATACGATTCAAAATGTTTTTCGAGAGTTTTACCTCTCGGTTGAGAAAGGTTTATTTACTTGTTTGATTGTTTATTATTATCAAAATCTGAATTGAAATACAGGAGAATGCAGTTCTTCTGTGAAGATAGGCTGCACAAATCGCAGGTTGGAGCAGCGGTAGCTCGCTAGGT